CGCGCGCGGCAGCAAGCCACGAACCAAGATTGTCGTGCCCGTAGTTTGATGGGTGTGTGTCATCCTGACCGGTCGTACCCCCGCCATAGAGTGCGAAGTTACCAGTACCCGGTGAGACCGCGCCAAACGTCGTGGTGCTGATCGTGGCACCTTGCGAAAGTACCCAAGACGTGCCTGAACCGGATACGATGTAAGTACCGAGCGGCAAGGCAGGATTGTGCAGATACTGTCCAACGGCCAATGCACCGGATGCGACAGCCGCAACCGTCAAAGAGGTGCCCGCCACGCTACCGGTGAACTTAGCTGCATACGCAGAACCCGACTGTGGAAGGATCGTTCCCTGCGTCGTCGGAACGTACTTAGCGAACGGGTCGGCCCACTCCATAAAGGCATCGAGAAGCACCGTTTCGACCGCTTGGCTCTGGGACAGGGTTTTGACGTGTGGGCCGAAGACAAAGACCGGCCCGGCGAACCCCGACGTACGAAGTCCGCGCCAAGCCGCCAGTGCTTTCGCCTTCAACTGCGCAGCAGTGATCGTACCTGCCGCAAGGATCGAAGCATCGTTGATGCCGCACCGAAACCATACTTCGTCAAACCCGCTACCATCTTCCGCTGGAGCTAGATTGATGTCGTTTATGTGGCTGACGACATCCCACGACGCGCCATTTGCATCGTTCGCGTAGTCCGTACCCCCGATGCCGAAGGGGACAAGATCAACGTCCATGTTGCCCAAGCGCCGAGCCGCGTGTTGCAACTCGCCATTGCCGAAGATGGTGGCTCCAGTAGAAATTGAGATGCTATTGCCGAACACCCCGATACGATACCGAGGCGCAGACGAGACGCGCTGAACCATATCTAGGGGGGAGCAGCGTAATCCCGCGAAAGTCACTGTCGCGTCGATTTCCACATCGATGCGCCGAGCCTGCCTGGTGGCAAACGCCGCGTTTAGGAAAAACGATCCAGAGGCCCCCGAAACAATGGCTGTCTTACTTGTATAAACACCGTCAACAAGGACGCGATATTGGTTTCCAGAAGCGCCACTAAACTCTAGGTCGAGGCTAGTTGCATCCGTGCGGAAACCTATACGATACCCTTGACCGCTGCGCCCAGCACTAATGGTTCCGCCGCTCGGCACCGAGACACTAGCCGACTTCCATGAGGTTACGCTTACAACAGGCGTACCGCCGTACATCGCGAACATCGGCTTTCCGCGCGATGCCGGATCAACTGCTGTCGCGGGACGTAGAGTTACCGTAAGCCCGGTCGTCGCCGCAGTGCTGCCAAGCAGCGTTGGAGGGCTTGGCATGGCGGGTGCGTCAGAAGCGTTTTGAATTCGGGCGGCAGCAAGCAACCGACGCAGCTTTTCTCCCCCCACCTGCGCCGCTGCCGAACCTACGAGCTTTCCAGCCTCAATCTGACCACCGCCTGCAGCGTTAATAATTGCGGTATTAAGTTCCATTAGTTACTCCATGTAAGGGGGTTGCCCTGATAAGTTAGCGGGTTGCCCTGCCATGTTAGTCCGTTGTTGGACACTTTAGCAGAGCAGGCATTAAAGAACGCCACCACCTTACTCGCTCCGGGCGCAGCGCCATTAGGATAGCTCATCGCCACAACTTCAAGCTGGCTAATCACGTTAGCCGCCATCCGACGAAGATGATATCCTTTAGCGCCGATATCCGGGGAAGGCAGGGATGCCTCTTGCATTGTTGGTCCTCCTGACATACTTGTTAAACACAGAGCCGCCACGGCTAGGTGCAGTGTTGGAGTAGCGGTCGCGGCCCAGAGGGTCACGCTGCCATTCCTGGTATTCCTTGTCCCGAGCAGCTTGAACAGCCTTAGACTGATCTATGCCGATGACCTTTAGCCAGTGACGCACCGCGCCTTCTACAGCATCAAGTCTGTCGTCATGATTGAGACAACCCTTGTCGCGGGTAATCTTGCTCATCTGATGGAACAGGCTAAACAGCATTCGCTGCGCAGCCGGGTATTTAGAGCAGGCGTCACGGTCTTCGTCAATGACAGACTTGTTTACGATCAGTGACCCGCGAGCGATTACTGGCTCTAGGGTTTCAATGATACGCAGTTCCTTCTGCCCGGTAACGAAGTCATCCTCAACCGCGCACTCACAGTGCTGGCGAAGGATAGGGAGCCACACTTCCGTGAAGGCACCGTAACCCATATTCTTCTCGACCACAATCTTGTTGACTTCCCAGCGTTTGGCAAGCTGTGCAAGCGTAGTCATTTGTTCGACGTTGTAGCCACCCGGCACCCCACCCGCAGACAACAAGTAAATGTTGCCGTTGAGGAAGCCCGTAATAGCATACCCAGTCTCGTCTCCATTCTTACCACCGCCAGCAGGATCGACGTACATGACGCGACCTTGCAGCTTAGCTACGTCCTCACTGACCTTTACAGGGGTGTTGATACGGTAGCTGGTAGAATGGATATTGATGTCCGTAAGGGAACCTCCGCCGAAGCCTCTGGCTACCTCAAGGGGATAGTAGTCGCCGCCTAGGTCCATAAGAATAAGCTGGTCAACCTTGAGAGGATAGCGCATTGCATCCGCCAGCTTCGTGTTGAGCATGTGCTGCAACTGGAAGTAGCTCGGTCCCTGGTCCTGTTCTTTAAACTGTAGCGTCGCCTCTGTAATGTAAGTGGGGTCAACGGGCTGACCTTGATCGGCCAACACACCACCCCCAAACGCTAACCCGGGGTCGGCCTCGATACGCTTACGGATGTAAGGCGCAAGGTGATCCCCGTAGTTCTCTAGCTGCTCTGGGTTAGGAAAGCGTCCCGGCCAGATGCGTACAGTGAAGCCACGAGCCGGAAGGGTGTTATACACACTCTCCTGAGACTGAGGGGTTCCAAGATACACAATTCGACCGTTGGTGCAGATAGAGGTAAAGTCGCGAGTAAGGTCCATAAGCTGCTCACGCATGAGCGCCGTCTTGGAGTTCTTCTGGCTTTCGATGTCGTCCGCGATAAGCAAGTCAGCCCGCTTACCCTGCATGTTGCCGGTAATACCGATACATGCAACGGATGGGGACTTGTCGATACCCTTGAGCGTGTAGTGTACATCGAACGCCTCTACGGAAGTCCTGTCACCATTTGACTGGTCAGGACGCAGACATTCTAGCTCTTCCATCGTCATAAGGATGCGGACGATTAGCGTGGAGATTTCATTGGCCTGCGTACCACCGGCTGACAAGATCAGCACGCGGGCGGCAGGGTTCTGGATCAGCGTCCACACTGCAAAGGCGGCAGTAATCGTAGTCTTAGCTTGACCACGCTGCGCCTGGATCATGATATTTGCTGGGCCGTAACACAGGAACGATCCTATGTCCTTCTGCACTGGCGAAGTCCTAAAGCCTAGCAAGTCCATTACGTCTTCGAGAAAAGGATCGAATTGTGCGTAATGTTCCTGAATAACACCTAAGGTCTGCCAGCGCAGGAGGGTAGCGTCTGCACTCTCCCGCACTGCCATTAGTTAAGTCCTCCGAGGAAGTTCATGTCTTGTCGAGCATCCTGCATTTCAAACCTGCTCAGCTTAGCTTTCTGCTTAGCCTTGAGTCTATCTACCAAGCTGCCCACTGCGTTATCCTGTGACGGAGCACAGGTGATGTTGTTGTCCTTGAGAAACTTCGTGGCCGCTGCAATGATAGCAGCAGACGCCGGGAGCTTCCTATCAGGAACTTCGGTTACTTCACCCGTTGCTGGATTCTCTTCGGTGTAGCCGGGGATGGTGTCACCCTCCAACGCATCGAGAAGAACCTCAGCAACCTTTTCGTGAAGTGCCCCGAGCTTAGTCTCGGAAGCAGCCATGAGTTACTCCTTAAAAGTTAGACGCCACGGTCTTGTTAGTGCCAGTACCATTATCTTGGATCATACCGCCGCCACCGCTAATCAGGTTATCCCTGATGATATAGCGATCGGATGCACCCGCGCTTACAAGAACACCGCCGTTCTGAGTACCAAAACCCAGGCTACCCCCAAAGGTGCAGCCGATTACAGAGAAGTCAGTTACACCAGCACCGAAAGCAATGCCCCAA